CTTAGACTCTTCAAAACACATTGTAAACCCGTTTCCTATACCTCAAGAATGGCGGAGAATTATGGGCATCGACTTCGGATATAATAACCCGACTGCTGCCGTATGGATAGCGATAAGTCCCGATGATGTAATGTATGTTTACAGAGAATATTACAAGCGGAACAAGATACCGCAGGAAAGTGGGGCAGAAATACTGAGACTATGCCAAGGCGAAAACATTGAGGCCGCATTTTGTGATCCATCAGAGCCAGCTGCAATTGAAGAATATCGAAGGCTTGGGATACCAGCTATAAGTGCTAACAATGCAGTTAAGAAAGGCATAGAAACTGTTATCGCTCGGCTCAAGAGCGACAGGTTGTTCGTATTTAGGGGTCTAAATAACCTGCTCGATGAAATAGAAAACTACAGGTGGAAGGTGCATAATGAGAGTGTTATAGATGAACCGATTAAAGAATACGACCATGCCGTCGACGCTCTACGCTATGCCGTTTTGTCTGTACAAACAAGACATGAACCACGGATAGAAGCACTGTAAAGGGGGTGACAAAGTGTTCGAAGGACTTACAAAAATGTTTAGGAAACAAAGCCAAGCAACGAGGGCTCTTGTGGAAATGACACTTGGGCAGCCAGTATGGACTACCCGTAATTATGCTAACTTCGCAAAAGAGGGATATGGGAGTAACGTTTACGTGTATGCCTGTGTTAGGCAAATAGCTATGGCGTGCGCTGGTATTCCTTGGCTGGTATATAGAACTACGAACGATGGAACTATAGAAGAGTTGGAAAACCACCCATTAAAGGAGCTGCTAAACGGGCCAAACCCATGGCAAGGTGGTAGTGAATTCTTCGAAAGTGTCGTGGGCTTTTTGATGCTAGCTGGTAACAGTTACATCGAAGCTGCTGGGCCAGAAAACGGACCACCAAGAGAGCTATATGTACTAAGGCCTGATCGGATGAAAGTAATTGCTGGTAACTCGCAGCAGCTTATCGCTGGTTATCAGTACACAGTGGGCGGTATAACTGTAAATTTTAAGCCTGAAGAAATACTGCACTTGAAGTTGTTTAACCCATTGGATGACTGGTATGGCATGTCTCCCATTGAAGCTGCAGCACGAAGCATTGACCAAAACAATGAGAGCAGGGCGTGGAACGTTGCTCTACTGCAAAACAGCGCAAGACCTCCAGGCGCTTTGGTAACGCAGAATGAATTGCAACCTGATCAATTCGAACGGCTAAAAGAGCAAATACGGGAACAGTACATGGGAGCGCGAAATGCCGGTAGGCCGCTGTTACTTGAAGGCGGGCTCGACTGGAAAGAGATCGGGCTTACCCCTGCGGAAATGCATTGGCTTGAAGGCCTAAAGCTTTCAGCTAGGGAAATATCAATAGCTTTTGGTGTTCCACCAGAACTTATTGGAGATGCGGAGAACAAAACATATAGTAACCTAAGAGAAAGTAGACAGGCATTTTACACCGAGACTGTACTACCGCTTATGGACTCCATTAAGGGCGAACTTAATAATTGGCTTATTCCAAAGTTCGGTGATAAAAAGATATACATTGACTACGACAGAGATGACATTGAAGCTCTGCAAGAGGAAAGAGAAACAGTATGGGCCAGAGCGCTCGAAGCAGTTAAAACTGGGGTTATAACTCCAAATGAGGCAAGAGTTATGCTTGGGTACGATGAAGTTGAAGGTGGAGATATGCTGATGATGCCAGCCAACATGATGCCACTCACCATTGTCACCGGTGAGGATGTGAGCGAAGAGTGAAACATAAAGCATCAGAACCGCAGCCAAAACCTCCACGCTATCCAGAAGGTATACGCTCAGTTCCGATAAATTCCAGAAATGTGGAGTTTGTTCTGCGTGGGTACCTCGATAAGAATGAGCCGAAGATACAGAGGGCACTACGCAAGATGTGGAATACCCAGCGCGAAATGATGACTGTTAAAGAGATGGAAAAAATAATGCAGTACAGCTGGGTGCCGATAGAATGGGTGCAGCAATGGACGAACGACTACACGAAGCTTGTAAATGAAGTTATGGCTCCAGCGTGGCGTGATGCTATGGAAAATGCAGTGGAGTACATGAATGGAGAAATAGAAAAGTATGCTAGGAAACAGTTTGAAAACACTCACATTGGGCAGCTTATTGAGGACTGGATACGTGAGCATGGCGGGCAGCTAATAGTACAGCTTACTGATGCACAGCATGAAGCGATAAGGGAAATACTCAGAATTTACATCCTAGAAAACCCGCTATCACCATATGACCTAGCAAAAGTAATAAAGCCATTGATCGGGTTAACTAAAAGAGAGTCGAGTGCTGTAGTTAGGTACAGAGAGAGCCTTATACGGCAAAACTTGGCTGCTAGCAAAGTCGAGAGGCTGGTTAACAATTATGCGGAGTTTCTGCTGAGAAAAAGGGCGCTCAGAATAGCTAGAACCGAACTATCTTATGCTTACAACAGGGGGCAGCTTGAGGCAGTTAGGGAAGCAAAGACAAATGGTTTTTTTAGAGGGCAGATAATAAAAACATGGTTAACAGCTCACGATGAGCGCACATGCGAGTTCTGTCAGTCGCTGGATGGTGAGGTAGTAGGCTTGGAAGAAACATACCCTGGTGGCACAAAGAGGGAAGAAGAAATACTTACACCTCCAGCGCATCCAAACTGTAGATGCACCTTAATATACGAAGTAGTAGAGTACTGATGAAAGGGGGGATAACGGATGGATACAAAGAGTTTTAGGTTTAGTGTAAAAGACATTGACGATCAGGGCTTATTCGAAGGATATGCTGCTGTTTTTGGTAACGTTGACAGAACCGGAGATGTAATAGAGCCGGGAGCGTTTAGAAAGACCCTTCAAGAGAACCCGGAGCTACCGATACTGTGGCAGCATAACCCTGCAGAACCTATTGGACTAACTGTCGCAGCAGTAGAAGATAACCGTGGGCTTAGAGTAAAGGGACAGTTGAACCTTGAAACAGCTAGAGGACGCGAAGCATACGCGCTGATGAAACAAGGTGTATTGCGTGGGTTATCTATCGGCTATGATACGGTAAAAGAAGCTTGGGAAGGAACGACTAGGAAACTAAAAGAGATACGGCTGTGGGAGTGGTCACTGGTAACATTCCCTGCTAACCCACTTGCCCAGGTTGAGAGCATTAAAGCTGTTGTACCGTTTCAAGACCTTCCATTAGCTGATATGGAGACACCATGGGATGGAGACGCTGCAAGGTCTCGGGTAAGAGAATGGGCAGGCGGAGAGGATAATATGGACTGGGAGAAATACAGAAAGGCTTTTGTATGGTATGACTCAGAGAACCCAGAGCTGTTTGGCTCTTACAAACTACCGATTGCGGATGTGATAGATGGTAGGTTAAAGGCTGTACCTCGGGGCATATTCGCTGCTGCAGCTGCTGTGCAAGGCTCTAGAGGTGGTGTAGATATTCCTGATAGAGATATTGCCGGTGTTAAGAACCACCTTGCACGATACTATGAGAAGATGGACAGAACACCTCCATGGAGTTCGGAAAGTAGTGGCTTGGACCTGCTGCTTTACGGTATAATAGGGGCAGCGGGGGAAATTAAGGCAGGCAGAATGAATGAAACAATGAACACTGCCTTAATCGAACAAGCGATACAAAGCCTGAATGCACTTCTTGGGAAAGCTGAGCCGGATAATTCCACTCAGCAAGAAGAGAAGCCGCAGAGTGATGGCGAGTTAGAAAGTCGCTTGCTGGAAGAAACAATTAAGGAACTTAGAAAATTGAAGGAGGTACTATAAGAATGGATGAAAAAGTAGTGGAACTTCAGAGCTTAGTTAAGGAACTGAGGGAGAAGTTCGAGCAAAAGGAACAGGGGCTCTACACAAAGGCTGAGTTTGAAGAGTTTGAAAAGAAAATAAACGAGCGCATTGCACAGCTGGAAACGATGATCAAGAGACCGGTAGTAGCTGACAGCGTTGCTGAAAACAGCGAAAACAAGTCGGTATTTTTCAAATTTCTGCGCGAAGGTAAGGCGGGCCTCGAACCGACTGAGCGGAAGAAATTAGTAGAGGATACGGCTGGGCAAATACTTGTGCCTGAGGAATTAGAGGCAGAGGTATACAGAGAGCTACCGCGTATTTCCGTAATACGTGGCCTTGCAACTGTTAGACAAGTGCGTTCGGACAGGATCAGATCGCGTAGCTTAACTGAGGTGCAGGTCGGGTGGGCCAAATTACAAACTTCCACGACTCCACTTGCAGAACCAAACTCGTAT